TACCACTATGGTGTGATGTATGGATTTATTCAGATGAAAAAACATGGAAATATAAAATACCTACTGAAAGATTTAAGTTTACTAATCATGGTAATCATCAATACAAAGATTTAATACCAGAACACGCAAAAGATTTTGCCTTTATATTTAAACCTAATTGTCCTTGGTATGTTAAGACATCACCAGGTTGGAGTGTATTACAACTTCCAGTTTACTATGATTTCAACCAAGACTTTCATACTTTGCCAGGTGTGATAAGATCAGATATACACAATCAAATTAATCAACAAATGGTTATAAAAAGATATGGCGAAGTTAATTTAAAAAGAGGAACACCTATTGCACAATATATTCCTATTAAAAGAGAATTTATAAAAGATTTTATTACATATACAACACCAAGTCACAAACCAGAGTTGTACTATGGTGTTGAATCACAAAGACTAAATGTACAATCAAAATGGTTTGGTGGTTACAATTGGTTAAAAACACAAAAAAAGGACGAGAAAAAATGTCCTTTTCATAAATAGTTATGATGGCAATTGCAGAAAAAAAATACAAAGACATGAAAGCATATTGGGACTTTCAACGAAAGTTAGAGTACAATAGAGAATTATTAAAAAAACAAGTTGTTAATGTTCAAACAAAATATAACTTTCATCATCCAGAAATGTCACCAGATGATATGTTTACTTTGTTATGGGATAAGATTACACAAAATGATTTAGAGACACCACCTAAAACGTGGGTACCTGAAGATGATAAACTTAAATTATGGAACGAACTCAAACAATTGCCTAAATCTACTGGTAGACCAGTTGTTTTAAGAGCTCGTCAGAGCAATGAAAAACTTTGATTACAAATTAAATTATAAAAAACTAAATTTTAAAGACCCTACCATAAGAAAACTATACAGAATAGGCCGTGGTGAACAAGGTGTATTACTTGTAAGACCATATACTAATTTTATTTGTACATACTGGCGATTTAAAACCGTTCCTGAGGCAAAACTAAGTGCTAAAAGAATATATGAAATTTACGCATGGTATAGAGCAAAAAAAGATTTTATAGGTATGGATATGTGTAGAAAGTTTTTAGAAATGGGTTTTACAAGAGCAAGACGATATGCTAATCATAGAGACGGCAAAAAATATGATAGTAATGGTAATGTAAAAACACAAGAAAAAGACGCCATGACTTGCGAAAAGGCAAAATCTGCTAGTATATTTAAAACATTTAGAGATAAGGTCGCTAAAGATAAGATATACATAGATATGAGAAAAAACTGGCGTGAGTTAGAAAACGCACATGAGGATAATAATACACAAAGGATATAACAACTATATGACACACGATTTTGTTTCAAAGGACCTTGACAAAATAATGAAAGTGTGTTATGATTTAAATATCAAACAATATAGTTTAGTGTTTAGTGATAAAGAGAAGGATGATTATGAACGATTTTTTAAAAGAAGTAATTAAAGAAACAGGTAATGAATATGCCACACTAGTAAGTGAGGGTGTTGAAGCAGGTGATGTAGATAGTTTTATTGATACAGGTAGTTATACTTTAAATGCCTTACTATCAGGTAGTATCTATGGTGGTCTTCCTGCAAACAAAATTACTGCTATCGCAGGTGAAGCTGCGACAGGTAAAACTTTCTTTGCTCTAGGCATTGTAAAAAGTTTTTTAGATAAACACAAAGACGCAGGTGTAATTTACTTTGAATCAGAAAGTGCGTTAACAAAAGATTTAGTTGAGAGTAGAGGTGTTGATAGTAAACGTATGGTTATTGTTCCTGTTGCAACCGTACAAGAGTTTAGACATCAATCTATAAAAGTTGTTGACAAATATTTAGAACAACCAGAAGATAAAAGAAAACCTTTAATGTTTGTATTAGATAGTTTAGGAATGTTATCTACTACAAAAGAAATGACAGATACAGCAGAAGGCAAAGAAACAAGAGATATGACAAGATCACAAATTGTCAAGGCTGCATTTAGAGTTTTAACATTGAAACTAGGTAAGGCAAAAATACCTATGATTATGACCAATCATACTTATGATGTTATCGGTTCAATGTTCCCACAAAAAGAAATGGGTGGTGGTTCTGGTTTAAAATATGCCGCTAGTAATATAGTATATCTTTCAAAAAGAAAAGAAAAAGATGGTAAAGAAGTTATAGGTAATGTAATACATTGTTTAAATTATAAGAGTAGATTGACAAAAGAAAATGCTAAGATAGATGTAAGATTAACTTATGATAAAGGTTTAGAAAAACACTATGGGTTATTAGAACTTGCAATCAAAGGTGGTGTATTTAAATCAGTATCAACAAGAGTAGAATTACCAGACGGATCAAAACAATATGCTAAAACTATCAATAATGAACCTGATAAATTCTATACTAAAGAGGTTCTCAATAAGATTGACGAAGTTGCCAAAAAAGAGTTCCTCTATGGCGCAGAATAAAACAGAATACGCTTTTGTACAGAGAGAGGTTGATGACTTCTCATGTATAAAGATCACAAAAGGACCATACGAAGGTGTTATATATACCTATGGTCAAGTTAAGTTTGCAGAAAATGAAGTTGCAGGACGATTACCTTTAAAATTTACTTATAATGTACAAAGAAATATAAATGATGTAGATACCGAAAGTGAAGAATTTAGACAAGCCATAGGCGATATATTAATAGAAGTAATGGAAAAACAATTAAAGGAAGGCAAACTTAACATAAATGAACAGACTCGAAACAACAATACTAACTAATTTAATTCACAACGAAAACTTTAGTAGAAAAGTTTTACCTTTCCTAAAAACAGATTACTTTTCGGCAAACGAAGAAGTAACCATATTCAAAATTATAGAAAGTTATATTATTAAATATAACAATCTACCATCTAAAGAAGCAATTAGTATTGAGTTATCTAATCTAAAAAATATTACTGAAGATGAATTTAAGATTGCAAAAAGAGTATTAGAGACTTTAACACCAGATGAAAAAACAGATATAGAATGGTTAACAGATACAACAGAGAAATGGTGTAAAGATCGTGCTGTGTATAATGCTGTACTAAAAGGTATTAAGATTATAGATGGTAAAGATAAACAACATACACCAGAAGCAATACCAGGAATATTATCAGACGCTCTTGCTGTTTCGTTTGATACACATATCGGGCATGATTATCTAAATCAAACCGATGAACGATACGATTATTATCATAAAGAAGAAGAGAGATTAAAATTTGATTTATCATATTTCAATAGAATAACAAAAGGTGGTATACCACCTAAGACTTTAAATGTGGCACTTGCAGGTACTGGTGTTGGTAAATCTTTGTTTATGTGTCATGTGGCTGCGTCTATGATTATGCAAGGCAGAAATGTATTGTATATAACTTTAGAAATGGCAGAGGAAAGAATTGCAGAAAGAATAGACGCTAACTTATTAGATGTAACCGTTGATGAACTCTATGAAATGCCTAAACAATATTATGATACAAAGATTGCTAAATTAAAGAAGAAGGCAAATGGTCAATTAATTATTAAAGAATATCCTACTGCTTCTGCTCACACAGGTCATTTCAAAGGACTTATTGATGAACTTGCATTAAAGAAAAGTTTTAAACCAGATATTGTATTCATAGATTATTTAAATATATGTTCATCTAGTAGATTTAAAGGTGGTAATATATCATCTTATTTTTATGTTAAGGCAATCGCTGAAGAATTAAGAGGTCTTGCTGTTAGACATAATTTACCTATTGTGTCTGCTACACAAACAACTAGAACTGGTTATATGTCAAGTGATGTTGGTTTAGAAGATACCTCAGAAAGTTTTGGTCTTCCTGCAACTGCTGACTTTATGTTTGCTCTTATATCAAATGAAGATTTAGAAGAATTAAATCAAATGAAAGTTAAACAATTAAAAAATAGATATAATGATCCTGCTGTAAATAGATCATTTATTATTGGTGTTGATAGAAGTAAAATGAGACTATAT